TCCCATGTATAAATTGCCCACTTAGTAAGATTGTTACTATCGCTTTTAACTAGTACAGAATATCCTGAAGATATTAAATTAGTATCTACGTAGCCAAGCTCATCAAACGTTTCAACTGATATCGAGTAAGTACTTAGACTAGAAACAGGATACTGCTCGCTACTATTAAGAATAGTTAGAACTTTTCGCTGTGTTACCGGATACGCTATCAATTTTGCATTTACTAACGAAATCAAATTGTACAATGCTGTGACAACATCAATAACAATTGACTGCCTTGGACGAATATCAAGTCCGTATCGTCTGCCAGGTGGCAATGTAGGGTCTGGTACCGTATTTCCGTCGCGATCGATTCCTGACAAACTATCAATGATCTTGGCAATAATGTTTTCTGGCAGCTGGCTGGTTGGATTGCCTTCTTGAACTAGTGCATACTCGCTGTGTACTAGAGCTGTTTGTTTGGCCTGTGTATTTGATGCTCCAAGTTGTATTACACTACTCTGTCCAACAAAGGTATGGTTGGCATTGTATACTGCCACTGTATCATTGCGTAATGCAGATATATAAGGAATGCCTTGACTTTGCGGATTTTTAATGGCTTCAGCAATGCTGTAGATACTATTGCGCTTAGATTTATGTACTGTCTGTATATTTCTAACCCAATAATAATAAGTTGCATTGACCACGCCATTGGGTGTAACGTATCCATATGTACTGTATGATGAATTGTCTGGGTACAGTGGTACGCCGTTGCCGGTGTAATCACCGGGTAGCTGGCTACTTGCAATCCATTGATACACATCAATGCTGGATCCCGGGAACTGTTCGCCCCAGTGGTTTAATCGATAAATCAGTGCATCTTGTTCGTAGTTGATATATCGTACAGTATCAAGGTTCCACCAAATAGTTCCAACTTGATTTGGTCCCCAATGTATTGTTTGATTTATAATATCAGTTCCTGCATTATATAACGCAGGATCGGTTGCTCTCTGGAAGTCAATATCTTGACCGAATGCATTTAATATTTTTCCTTTTGCTGGATCAATGTGGTCTAATGCGGCTAATAAATTATCATTGTTTTTGTTATAAATTAATGTGCGGCCAATACTATCAATATCAACTATTGGCATTTGTGTTCTTGTTTGATTCCACGCCTTTGCTGATGTAGAATTCTTAAAAACGTAGCTAGCACCATAATTATTTGTTGTACCAGGAGCACCAACAACTATTACATTGCTAGTAACATCAATAGCAAACCCATAATTATCATTATTAGCTAACTGTGCTTCTAATTCTTGTATGTAAGCATATGAGTTACCAATTGGCTCAAACAAATATGTTGCGCCACTGTTATAAATGTAATCAACAAAGTTTGTAGTGTCTGAATCGATTACAGTTTCATCATCGTCAAACGTAGTATGTTCTTCTGCAGGAGAACCGATGCTACCAACAGCCAATACATTTCCATTTGCACTTACACTGATGCTAGTGCCAAATTTTCCAATTTCGTTAGCAGGGTGTGCAATCGATTCTGTAAACGTATAGGTATTTCCACTTAGTGTGTAACGTTCAACTACGCCGTTTGCAATGCCAGACTTTAAGGATCCAGGAACACCAATATATAAATTAGTACCAGTGCTATCAATATCTATACTTGCACCAAAGTTGGCACTTTGATTGTTGTACTGGCTGGTTAGTGTTGATTGCGTTTTACTAAATGCGTTTGTAATTAAGTTTCCACCGTACACATAAACATTTCCAGCTTGTGTGTTGCTATTGGTAGCGTATGGTGCACCAATGATTACTACATTGCCAGTGGCATTTGTTTTAACTATATTAGTTGTTGATCCAGTATTTTGAATTACGTTGGCTAATACATATTTTACATTTGCTGAACTTGGGGTAGTATTTGCTTTGTAAATATGCACAGATGTGTTGCTACCGATGGCTAATATATTTCCATCAGTGCTCATTGAGATGCTTGTTACGTTACCAACTAAGTTTGCGCCGGTAATAGTTTGTAGTGCTGTAATTACATTACCATTTTGTCGATAGATATAAACATTAGAGCTACTTGCTACACTTAATAAATTTCCCCGGCTGTCAATTGCTGTACCAAAGTTAGAATCAATTGATGTTAATGTTTGTGTAGATCCTGTTGATATCGGCGTTACAAATACTTGCTTGCTGCCAGGACTACCCGAGAATATGTAAGCATTGTCTGAACTAATAGTTACTGCGGAACCAAATTGTCCAGCAGTAGATATATTACCAGTTACCTGGCTACGATTCTTAGTAGACCATGGTTGTTTAAATGTATAAACACCCCAACCGTCCACTGATGCATTGTCTACCCATACATTATCGCCATTTATCCAACCATTGACCGGAACTGTGTGATTTTTAAAGTCAGTGAGCGAGTCAATTCTGGCACTGTCTAATGTATACACTATTCCCGATCCTGTAATGGTCAGTGAACGTATCAATGTCTGTAATGGACTTATTGAGTTTATATCTGGCTGTACATTGTTGATTTGAATAATCACGTTTGTTGTGTTGGGCACACCAATTACTTCGTATACGCCATCAAACGTAGGGTTAAAATATTTTAACACAAGAATGTCACCAACCTTGAATGTGTGCGTGTAATTGAATGTCAATTGAGCATTTGAATCAAGCATGTATGTCAGCGATTCAGCTGTCAGTCGAGATTCGCTGACTCTTAGAATATTCCAGTTCTTGTCAATATCTTTTGCCACCCACGCATAATCACCTGCGCCCAATGCAGTAAGGTCCAGATCAGGTTTTGTAATATCAAATATGGTATAATCAACATCATTTAGATTTACATAGCCGGTGTCTGGCAAATCGGTTTGATAGACTGGATCAACACGATTACTATACAATGAGGTAGTTGCTACCAAGGTATTGCTTGCAGTATACACGTTTGAGTTTGTGCATAATGCATTACCATTCAAGCCAACAATGATGTTGCCGGCATTATATGCACCACCAGATGTAAATACTGCCGGGTTGTTATTAAATACGCTTTGGTCCAAGATAAAATCTTTATAGATATTATTATTTAGATTTCCGTACTTGCCAACATTGAATGCCCATTCTTCGTATACTTTGATATCACCTGTGACGTTGTTGAAATTGGCCTTGGTCAATGCTGTAATAGCATTCATTGTGCCTTTTTGTTTGATATATCCTTGATAAAATTTTGTTTGTGTGGGGATACTGATGCCTAGGTCTGTTAAATACTGTCTTTGACGGAACCCCAACAATCCTGCAGAATATTTTTGTAATGTTTCGTTGGTAGGAGGATTATCTACATCGTAAAAGTGAGTAAATTGTTGTGCATTTAATCCAAAGCTCTGCAACAGACCAGTTTGAATACTGTCATACGGAATCTGTGTCCATAGCACAGGACTAAAGTTTGTGCCAGCTGGTATTTTTTGAGTAGATGTGTAATAAAAGTTATTGTATTGTACCACATCGCCGAGATTATAGTCTCTGCCTGGCTGCCACAAGTCAATGTTGGGATCGCTATAGATATACCCGGTGGCACTCAGTGAGCCGTCCCAGGCACCAGTTTTGGTGCCTGCTATTTTTAAACGACTCTGACGTGTGCCGGTTTCTGGAATATAGATAATATCACCAAAGTCATCAACGTTGTCGAATACCAGCACATGCTCATATGCTGTTACAGCCAACTTGGCATAACAGATTGTGGATCCATTCAGTGTTGATATTTTAAAACGATTTCCAGTAACTGCGCTATTGGTTCTTACAATGTTGAAATTGTTATTTTTAATAGGAGCAAAATTTTGATCTAGTATTTTATTGCCGTTGGCGGTGTTTGTAATTTGATCAACAATTACTCCCGCAGTCAACAAGGTCAAGGACGTTGCCACAGGATTTAACACAATTACAGAATTTGTATTCCATCCTTGCTGGCTCCAATACATCAATTCCTTGATGCTGAGTAACCAATTTTGTTCTTGTTGTAAATCTGTATTGTACGTGTTAAATTGGAATCCAATTGCTGTTAAATATCTTTGGTAACTTGTAATAAAATCTGCTACCTGTTGTATGCTAGAAAATACAGTACCGTAAGGAATCACAGACACAGAACCGGCGCCACTTTGGTATATATTAATTGTCAGGCCGTTCACAGTGAGTGCTTGTTTTTTATTGTCGGCAACGCTTGGTACAATGGTAAAGAATGGATTTGTTGGGTCGTAACCGGTCACACTCCAACCAGTTGTGGTTTTTTCAACAATGACTGCGCTGTATACTGCTGAGCCAATTGGCACGGATTTGTTTAGATAGATATTGTAATTGGTGTCTGGAATAATGACACTGCCGCTGGTGCTACCAGGGCTTGTTTGTTCGGCACTCACTGTGATAATTGATTTGTCAGTGAAGCCAGCAACTTTATAGTTTAATTTAATTGCAGTATTGGTAAAATAACTAGTCAATGTGGAGATTGGATCAATACCTGTATTTTTAATATTGTCGGCGATCCAGTTGATATATCCGCTGGTGCGATCTGTGGTACCACTGGTGTTGTTACCGTTAACTGTTAGTAAGTTTGGCGCAATTTTTCTATTAGAGGCATTAGAAAATTGTCCAGTCTGTGGACTGTTAAAGAAACGACTTGTATCCAACTGTGTGGAAAAATATTGTGCTGGACGAAGTAGTGCTATTGTTAATTGCACAGCATATGGGTAGTCACTGCTACGACGCCATGCTATTTCTGCTGGGCTTTGCTGACCTGCAGAAAATGCATCACCGGAAGTGGCCGAGTGATATTTTTTAATCAATGGAATTTGTGTTGGGTCAATCAGGTTGCCTGCTGAGTCTACCGGAATAAATCCGGTTAGCCCCGGGCGAGCAAATCTGCTGTCAGTATACGGAGTACCATCATTCCAAATATAACCTGCTTCTAGATCTTCCCATAGCAATGTATTTCCGCTGGTGTAAGGTCCGTTTCCATAACGACTTTCCCACCACAGTGGTTTGCTACTAAACCCTAACATGATCCACGGAGTCAAGTTGGGAGTATCGGTGTCAAACCAGTAATTGTATACTGCTCTCCACGACCCTTGCAAATTGGATCCATCAATCACATCTGGGAAACTGCCATAGTTCCATGTCCACGTATTATTGACATCGTAAAACTTGTTTGTTGTATAATCAACATTGTTGGTGCCTACCCAGCTCATGAAACTTTGCGAAATTACTTGATTGAATTCGCTTAGACTGTAATCTCCGTTTCTGAATCTACCCGGGATAGTATCATACAAATCAATTTCATTTTTACTGTAGTCGGACTTGATGTTGTTGTATATGCGACGTTCCAATTCTAGTAGATAATCGTCACGGAAGTCCTTGGTATATACACCAGTGTCTTGATTGTATGTGCCAAATGCCGGCGTTATGCTACCGTCATGACCGCGAATGACCATGGTGGGTATTTGATAGGTATTGTCTAGGTACAACTCAGGAACAAATTTTGGGTACAGACCCAGTTTGGTTGGCGTTTCTGGAATGTAGTTGCCATCGGTGTTGCTGTAATCTCTAATGACAATTTGACTTTTGTTTGCCACATCTGCGGCAGTAAATTCTTGAGTAAAGATAATAGTGGGACTAATTTTATTAAAATTGTAGTCCACTCCAACAGTCTGTTGCACACCATTTACATAAACTAACACCGCACGATTGCTTAGTACTGTGTTATCGAATAACGAATTAATTTCGTAGTTTACCTGACGAGCATTCAATACTGTATAGGTCACTGTAGAGAATCCATCGCCCTGCGGGACCATATCACTGTAGTACCAGGGAAAACTAGAATTTTTTAGCGAATTGATATTTTGTAATATTACATCTACACCAACTGATGGGTTGTTGTAATTTATATTTGATGTTGTATTACATAAACTTAAGAATTTATGTTTGAATTTTGTATATTCTTTTTTGGCCAGTGTCACTGCATCAACAAAACTGACTACAGGATCATTTAAGAATGCCAGTGCATAAACCAACGGTGCCGAGTGTTGGCGCAAGGTGCCACCTTGGTCTTTAAGGTAGTTGTCTTGTATTGGAATTGGATTGGCTGGGTTTGACGTGGTATTTTCTATTAGTTTATTGTAGTGTGTTCTAACTTGTCCAAGTGTAATAGATTTAAAGTTTTCATTCAGCGGATTTAAATCTAAATTGTCTGGTACTTCATAATAGGCAATTTTACTTGACTCTGTGCTAAAAATCTTGACATCAATTTTGTCGCCAATGGCCGGCACAGTTGTAAACACTATCGCATGATACACACCATATTCTATTTGTTTGTAATCCATTTCGTTGACCAGCAACGTGTTATTCAAATATACTTTAAGGTGTGGCACTGTTTGCTCGGCCACCGGCAATACATCAATTTGTACAAATGCTGTTTGTACACCATCCAGTTCAATCACATACCCGTCAAAGAATTTTGTAAATACTTGAAATTGTAGTGTAGGTTCAGCAGATGTGGCCCAATTGGTCAGTTTTTCTGTTGTGTCTAGTCCTGTATTTTTAACCAGGTATCCAGTATCAACGCTGATTGATCCAGTATTGGTCACAAACGAATCTGTATCGTAATAGTTGTTAAAAACAATGTCGCCAATGTTGTTAAAAGTTTGATATGTCAGCGGGAATCCCAGTACACTATCATTTGTGCCTGTTCCAACTGCATAGCTAAAGAATCGAGTTCCTGCAAATGTAGTGCCAGGATAGACTGTGGTATCACTGAAGCTGTATCCATCGTTGTCAACAACGTCAAACAACGGAGCTTGATTAACATCAGTTTTTTGCTGACATTGGGTCCAGGCGCTGCCATTAAATGCAAAGGTATATCCTTTATGAGAACCCTTTGTAACCAATACGTTTTGTCCTGGCAGTACCGGATCGGATGCCACCTTGTTCAAGGTCAAATAAGGATTGTTAATAATATTCTGGTACTGTACTTCCCACACTTCGTTTACAATGGCAGTATCAAAGTCTTTGGCAAAAACAACAGTATCACCGTTGACCAGCGGAATACCGTCAATTGATGCTGTTGTTTTACCTTCGTAATCGTTGAACGCATCGGTTGGTGTAGTTATAATATAGCTGATCGAAGTTGTTGCTTGACGACCATAATTAAATAATTGTAAGTTTGGTTCAAATTCAATGATACTACGACGTGCAGAAATATTGTTGCCATAGTCAGCAGTTGTGTTATTGTATGCGGCAGTGGATGTAATTACATCTCGATGAAACCAGCGATTGTATCGAGACCACGGGTTACGATCCTGGCTGGCACGGTTAATAGTAATATAGTCTGGTGATGTGGCAATGTTTTCGCCAAAAGGTTCTGGTACAATTAATTCGTCAACTAACACCAAACTAATGCTGGTACCTACACCATCAACATAGTATTCATTATTAGCGTATGTGCTTGGCGTTACGTATTCGTCGAATGCAATTTTTAAACCATTGGTAAAGATAACACCGTTAGGACTAGTGTAACCAGTTTTTCCAATAATGTCTGCGTCAACATCAAGTGTACTGGTTGAGTTGTCAACCAGTTTTATCTGTCCTGTGAACTTAGGATTACTGCTGTCTTGATAATAGAGATAATCAAGGTTAGCAGTCATAACCGGAACACCTTGGTAGCGTAGATTGTTGTCTAACCAGAACTGGTTACTTGCATACGTTTGTCCAGACGAAATAAAAACTTTTTGTTGAGTTTGAACCTGTGTGTCGGGCACAATCTGTATCACCGAATCAGTTGCACTGATAGGCACAATGTTAAGGCGCCAGATATTTGATCTAGTTGCCTTGGGAATAATTCCTGTGACCGGATTTGCATTTGGATTCAATTTGCCAGTGGCCAAATCTGGTAGGAAAGGATCCGCAGGCGTGGTCCAATCGTCATCTGCAACTTGTCCGCCCACAAACACCACAGTTTTGTTTTGTAGATTATTGTTAATTCCGTCTAATCCTGTTGGAAAATTAGCCAGGAACGTGCTTAACAATTGATTTTGTATGTCAGTGTATTTGAATACAACTGCGGCATCGGTACTGCCAGTAGTCGGTTTAACAATTGGCATATTGACATAAAAGTCCTGTGCCGTTGCCAATGGAACTTTAAATGTAATATCTCCGCTGTCTGTTCCGTTATTGGTTACACCAAATACCTGGCGAGTTGTGACTGTAGAAATGTTGGGATCTTGTCCTGATATACCAGGGCTGGTTTGTAGCCAGAATTTAAAGCCTGGTTGATTGATCTTAAATGTGTATGTGCCGCCACGTGCCAAGGTAAGTTGTGTGTTAGGATGTGGACCTACACCGGTAAAAGTATATCCGCTGACCGGTGTGCTACGTGTTACTTCATAGGTGGCTTGATAAGGCACTTGGTTTGTTGAAAGTGATACCGAAGCAGGACCATGGGGCAACCAAAAGTAATTGTAATAGTTTACAAACTTGTCGTAGTCAAATTGACCATCGTAGTTATAACTGTCCGACGAAAATAATCGTTGATGATTTGTTGTCAGTAATTGATTGCTGCCAGTGTTTATTGCAATGCTGTTTAATAAATCTAAATAGCCGGCAGTAAATTTAACATTTTTATTTTCATCAGTTACTACGACCCCGGCTTCAAGTTGATAATTGGATCTTGATGCAATGGACTCAGGCACATAGTTGTCGCCTAATTTATATGTAGGAGCAAATTTGCGACCGATATATCCGTTAATCGGAGTGTTAACTGCACCGGTATACAGTTGGTCTATGGTGGCACCAAGAAAGCGTCTATTCGTGTCTGTGCGAAAAGCTTCAGGTAAAAAATTAATAGTGTTTTGTAGTGCCATTATTGTGTTGAACCAAAGTTAATACCGTGCATGCCTAGCTGTGCGGCTGTCACTGCTGTTACCACGTCAATATCGTTTACTGTTGCAGCCGATGTGATAATTTCCCACGGTTCAGCATTGATTTGGAAATAATTACCAAATACCAAATTGGTATTACTGGGAACAATGACCACGCTACTGATATTGGGTGCCAGTGTACTGTGTAAATATGCGGCCAATTCGCTGAAATAAAATGTGTCGCCAAAATCCCAGTTACTGGGATCAAAGTAATTGTTAATTGCGGCAATTACCTGTGTTTTAATTTCGTTGTCGGTGATACCCACACTTGGGTTTTTAACTACCTGAAAACGTGCCTGTAGCCCGGCATCGGCCTTGGCACCAAACAACGGTTTAAATACAGCTGGATTATAAATGATTGTGTCGCTGACAGTTTTAAAATTGTTTAGACCAGCATAGTCTAATTCAAGACCACTGCTGGTAGGCGGAATCGGTTCTTTGACCAAGCCAGTTAAATCGCGTAACCAAGAAATATATGCACTAGAATAAGATGATACCAAAATGTATAAATCTAAAATGTTGACTGGCGTTGGATCTATACGACTACGTGCCGGTGCATTATGTTTATATTGGAAATACAGATCTGAACGTGTTGTGTTAGTGCCAACTGCATCTGTGAATAGGTCTGGGTTATCTGGTACGCCTGGCATTTGTGTGTCCGGAAAAGTGACCAACACAACATTTTGATCTATGTAGCCATCGGGTTCAACTTTGCTATTGTAGATTTTCCAGAGAATATCATGTCCCAACGGAACGCCAGGGCTGTTTGGTTTGTCGTTGATTTTTAATACCTTGACAGTGTCAGTAATAGGTAAACCTGTTGTACTATCATATACACTTACTGCTGGATCGTAATAAAAATTAGTAGTACCGTGACTTGCAAAAGAATAGCCCACTTGTTTGTATGTGATAGTGTACAGGCCAGAATTGTAGTCAAATCTCATGCCGTGTTTGGTAGCGTTTGCAATCCAGGCAGATTTGCTACCGATGTCAGCTGGAAGAACATTCTTCCAGGTTTGATTGACCTGGTCATATATCAGCCCAAAATTCAATGTTGACTGAATCTGGCCGGTAATGGTCGGTATCAGTGTCATTGGCAGATCATTCATGTAGGGAGGAATAATACTGTTACGACCAGTGCGGCCGGTGTCGCTCAAGATAGCACCGTCGGGCACCACAGTTGCAAATGTTATTTTGCTCGGTGTGCTAAAATTATTGTTAGGAACCACACTGGATACTGTTGCATATAGATTTAAACTGTCTGTGCCCAGGGTTGGCATGCCAGCAACGTTTGCATGATGACTATCAAAATAATAATTGGGTACCGCAGTAAATTGTAAACTTGCGCCCGGCGCAACATACTGTAAATTACCAGTTACACCTGAGCCAATCTGTAATGTGTTCCCTGTGACAACATTGGCAAGGTATCCCCAGCTGGTTGATGTGCTGTACCCAGTTCTATGGAACACTACATTGCCGCCTAACGCTGTACTGGTACTGTATCGAGGATATTTGCTGTAATAGTAATTACGCATTTCTGTGCTGTCTATGGCCGGAATCACTTGGTTGTATATAGCAGAATAAATGTCGTTGCTGGTTAGAAAACTAAAACTGCTACTGCTGGTAGACGTGTTGGCTGTCAGTATACCATCGTCTCCAAAAATATTTGTTGAGCTGTAGCTACCAGTTGGATCAATGGCATCAAGGTATAAACTCACACCCGAACTTGTGCGATTGATTGCCTTGATCTTTTGAATACTTGTATAATTGGTTTTAGGAAAAATATTGTAGTCTTCGCCAGTGACCATACGATTCTGCGTGTAGTATTGCTGTGGCGCCGACGTTTTGATACTGGTTGAGCTGGGAGCCGCATTGGCATTGGTCACTGTGTATTTTAAACTGGCAGTAACAGTCAATGTTTCTAACGTGTTGTTTTTACTGACATAGGTAAATCCAATTTGTACACTCGCTAGGTCATCTGGACTTATTGCAAATGTTGTTCCGTTGCTGGTGCGATAGTAAAATATAAACGATCCTTGTGGAATGTTGGCAAATGATCCGTCACCGAATACCAAATTCACCTGGTCGTTGTTTAGTGTGTTGACCTGATACAAATTCTTGTCAGTTAGATTGTTAAACACCACGTTGGTTCCTGGCAGCGCCGGAACTGGTTTCCATTTGGTTTGTGGACCACCGTTGACATTCAGACTGTACAGCCACTGGTCCGAATTGGTAATATGGTTTGTGGCAATTGATATAAAATTGTTGGGAATAGCATTGGTAATGTCAAAATTGGTTGCACTCAGTGAGCCCTGTTTAAAAAGTGTAAAGAAGCCGGTGTTGTTGCTGCCATTGCCGTTGTTGTCGTTGCGATAAAGAATGTTAAACTGTCCAGCCTTGGTAGGATCGTCTTGATAAAGATAGCTTTCACCCATGCTGGTAGCACTCACAGCTTCGAAGCTGGTTGGAACTCCCTGGATGGGAACTGAGAATCCTGCAACCGGCAAAGTGTTGGGATTTAGAGAAATACTGTATTCATCAGTCTGAATATTGTTGATCTTTTGACTATTTCCGGGTTTTCCAATATTTTGACTGGTGACCAGGCTGGCATTGATAATGGCTGTAAATTGCTCTAGCCAGTTGTCGTTTGTCAGGTCATTCCAATGTATTGTGGCATTGGACAAGTTGATGCCTGCACTGTCAATTACATTTTCTGTTGTTTTAACTGCATCAAATTTTAACAGTCCCGACGCCGCTGTTGTGCGACTGGGATTGTAACTCAGCATACGTGCCAATTTTAAAATACTGTCACGTCGTTGTGCAGTATCAATAAAGTTTTCGCGGGCATTTAGATCGGTCCGGAAGGCAAGACTTTGTCCCAAGAAAGCAATCATGTCAATCAAAGCTAGATATTCGCTGGATTCTAGGAAGTCGTTGAATGTTTCAGGATAGTAAACCTTGATGTAGTTGATCATACTGTTGCGTAGAGTTTCAAAGTCGTAGCTTGTGAAGTCTGCGTTAGTAAACGATTGGTACACCTTAGTCCAGTCCTGCTGGACTAATAAACTGGTTTGACGTGTGGTTTGTGCCATATTTTATTTGCCTATATTACCTATATCAAGTATT